TTACAGTTTTATGTACAAGTTACTTAACTCATATCCAGAAACTTTGGTTTCATCTATTCTTTTTTGGCACTTTCTTACATCATATAGTCTGCAATCTTCTATCAAACTAGCTTTAGGTGATAATGTGATATTGTATTTTTCAAATTCTAATTTGAATTTTGCTTTTAAATCTTTATTGCTTATAAAACCAGTTTTGAATATATTCATATATATCTTATCCATTATCTTCTTATCATTTACAGCCTTCATCATTTTATCTTTATTCCATCTTAGACTATTCATTTCACTTTCTGTTAGATATTCCTTTATAAGTGAAAATTCTGGATATTCTAATTCATAACTGTTATCTGGGTGATCCAAATAATCTTTTAATAACTGCTGATATGATATTGTAACTGCTTTTGACAGCTTTATATCTAGATCTGTCCATTCTTCTTGGCTATGCACTACAAACTTTTCAGACTTGCTAAACTTTGCTCTAATACTAATTCCATTCTTATAGGCTTTTTTCAGTTCCTGCTTATATATGAATGACTGCCTTTTCAGTTCATTGTATATAAGTTTGCCATTGATAATAGATAGAATATCATTTTCTATATCCAATCTGCTTATTATAGCTGTCAGTTCATCATTTGTAACTTTATTCTGAACAGAAAGCAAATTGTTTGCTTCTACTTCCTTATCTTTCATTAAGCTATCAAATTCATTATCACTAAGAATATTATTGTTTGTAGAAAAAATATGTACAAGTAAATGCCTGAATACATTCTGATATTCACTATTTGTTCTTATTCTGCCTACAATTTGTTCCATAGAAGTAGAAATATCTACTAAAGTATGGTCTAGTCTGCCATCACTTACTACAATGATTAAACCATTATTGGTAAACAAGTTACAGCCTTGAAAGCATTTTTTTGTGAAAAAGTTTATTTTCTTGTTTGGATTACATACAGATTCTATTTTATATTCATCTAAAATCAATCTGTTTCTATTTCTGTCAGCACAACATATTTTTACTTTATCTGGATTTAGCTTCAAAGTATCCAGAACCTGCTTTATTGACTTAACTGAATTAATAAATATGTATAGTTGATCAACATCTGTAAAATCATTGTTAATATCCTTTATAGTGATACCTTCTTTCATAAATATCTGTATAAACCTTGCTAATGCTTTGGCAGCATAGGGAGTTTTGTATCTAATGGTGTTTACTTTAAAACAGTTATTCCATATTACTTTATAATGTGGCAGATTCTTAAAGAAGTCAATTTCATAGTTTATATCTATTGGTGTGGCAGATAAAAAAGAATAGTGATCAAATTTCTTTATTTTTTCCATTAGATTATTAATAGCATCATATCTAAAATCCATATCTTCCAAAATAATCTGATATTCATCTACTAAGATCCAGTAATCTTTTATGTTGTCTATTCACCTTACTAATTTGGGTAGACTGTCATAAGTAACTGCAATTTTGCAGATTTTATTTTCATTTAAATAGTTTCTAAAATCATTTTCTCTAATTCCACCATAGCATTTGAATACATTGTATTTATTGTTTTTATCAGCTACAATACTATCCACCAAATCTTTAAATGGACATACTATAATGTAATTGTGATTACAGTTAATAGCACAGTAAGTACCACCAACATCAGTTTTAGACTTGTTTATTATCCCAAAAGGTATGCCATCTTTAAATTCTTCCAATTCACTTAAATATCTTGCATCACCTGCATTAATTTCAATTTGTTCCATATTTCTATAGGATTATATTCATAAATGATAATCTAATTGTAAATAATCTATTTTTTTAGTGTCACTTTTTTTCTGACTTTGTATAGACGCTTTGAAAAAAAACTTTCCACTTTGAAGAAAAATAAAACCAGATTCACATCTGGCTTTATTTCTTTGAATTTCTTCAACAACAAATTAATTAAAATCAAAAGTAATAATCTGTAGCAAATTTTTTAAAGAGTTCTTTTCCTCTTTCGTAACAGTACAAATTTACAAATAATTTTTGATTGTAAAAAATGATTTTTAATATATTTTAAAACATTCTTGGAAAATGCAATTTTAATGTTTCTTTTCGTACTTGATGCCGGACAGTCAGGTATTTAGCTGTTTATCTGCTGCTGTATTTCTTATTCTTATATGCCACAAAGTTAATAAATATTAATGAGCCGAAAAAGTGTTTGATGAATTATTTTAATATTTGATCATTATGATCACTTGTAGCTTCCATACTATTTCTGTAGACAGCTTCAACTGTAATTTGAGTGCACCAGATGCACCTAATGCACCCAGATCCCACCCAGCCTATTTTAGAAAGTGCAAATTCAATGTTTTGCAGGTCTGTTAGTGAATATGCAATTTCTGGTGACATTCTTTACATACAGACATTAAGTTATCTGGATCAAAAGCCAATTTAAGCCTTTTAAGTGGATCATTTGTAGTCATAAATGAAATAATGTGATGTACATCAATTGCAGGGACTATTTTACCTTGTTTCTCACATAATTCACATAGAGGATGCTTTAACAGGTGTGCTTTTCTTAAATTTCTTCATCTGGTGGTGCAGTAGATCTTTTTTCTTTCTTCTTCCTTAAAGGATATTACAGGTTGTTTCTTAGGCTTCTTTAAATAGGGCATTATCTTCTAATGATTTGAATAAATAGTTATTTACTGATTTGTTACATCTACTGGCAATTAGATTCTGTCTGTACTGATCTATAAATTGTGATACAAAATCAATATCTGGATTATATTTATATGAAATAGATAATACTGTATCATTAAATACTTCTTCATCTTTCAGATAACTGTGAAGTTCATTATAATTTTCATTCAATAATGCCATTACTTCTGTATTTACAGTTGATTTGTTCATCTGTGAATTATATTGAACTGCTGGAATACTGCCATTTAACAGCCTGTCATATTGGCTATCAGTCAAATGCAGAATACTTTTAGCCATTAATTCACCATACTGATAAATATATCCCAATAAAAGAGATCTGTCTAAATCATATACTTTGCTTTTTGTATTGTAAATGGAAGCATTTAGACTACTTCCATACATTTTCAGATATTCCTTTATATCAGATTCTGGATTAAAAATCATTATTTTCATACTATCCAAACCATATTGGGTAATGGCATAGTACAATTTGACTGATGGCAATACAGACAGTTTGCTTTTATGCTTTATATTGTGAAATCTATTATATAGATTCTTTGTTTTACCTATATATGCTTCATTATCTGGAGAAAGTATTACAAATATTCCTGCTTTTCCTTTTAGTTCATAAAAGTTAGAGTTTAGTGTTCACATTTTTCCATATAGAAATTAATTATACTTCTGATAATCTTCGCTTTGGCTATTTTAGTATCTTCTGACATATTTTTCAGTCATAGACTTTGTTTTTCAGTCAGTCTAACTACTATTCTGTCTGTTTTGATGTTAGATTTGTCAATCATATTTTTATTATTTAATAAGACAAAGGTAATTAATTATATAAGTCATTCAAAATGAATTGGCTATATAGTGTATATCAGTATGATTTTTCAACTTTACTGGCAGCCATTATTTCATAAACTCTATTAGAATATTAATAATTTAATTAGGCTATGAACAGTTACAAAATTCCATCTGATATTTGCATAGAAGCTAAAGAATATATGGAAGATGTATTGAAAAGGTTGAAAGAATCAGAAATCTTAGAAAATGTTGATTCTGCTGCCTTAGATATGCTGGCAAGAAATTACAGTATGTTTATCAATGCTTCAAAGCAGATAGAAAAAGAAGGTGCAACAATTGAGAATGTGCAGGGTAATATTGTTAAACACCCAGCAGTGAATATTATGAAAGATTCGCAGATACAGGCAGTAAAACTTATGCAAGAATTTGGATTAACAGCAAAATCCAGAACAAAACTGCCAAAACTGGATAAGAAAGAAGATGAAGTATCACCATTAGAACAATTCGTAAAAGACGTAAAAGAAATTAGATAGTATGAAACCTTACTTTAGTTATGTAGAGAAGGTTTTAAATGGTAATATAATTGCAGGAAATTACATAAAACTTGCTTGTGAAAGATTCCAGAATGATCTTAAAAGAGAAGATCTGATCTTTAAAGAAGATAAAGTGGATTTGGCTATTCAGTTTATATCTACTTTGAAACACTATACAGGCAAATATTCTGGCAAATCATTCATATTAGAGGACTGGCAACAGTTTATAGTGGCTAATATTATTGGTTGATACTGAAAAGAAACAGGTTTGAGAAGATATACCAGCAGTTACATTGAAATCAGCAGGAAACAGGGAAAAACAGCTTTGGCTGCTGCATTATGTTTGTATTATCTTATAGCAGATGGTGAAGATGGTGCAGAAGTTTTATTAGCTGCAAATTCAAAAGAACAGGCTAAAATTGCATTTGATATGTGCAGTAAATTCAGTAAAGGCTTAGATCCAAAAGGCAAATATCTTACAGCCTATAGAGCAGATATTTTATTCAGTCTTACAAGCAGCAGACTGAAAGTATTGGCTGCTGATGATAGCAAACTGGATGGTTTTAATGCCAGTTTTGGGTTACTTGATGAATATCATTCAGCATCAAACAGCAAAGTAAGAGATGTTATTAAATCAAGTATGGGAATGAGAGAAAACCCACATCTTTGTACTATTACCACTGCTGGCTTTGATAAATCATTACCTTGTTATCAACTTAGAACTGTAGCCATTGATATTTTGAATGGCTTAAAGGAAGATGACAGCATCTTCATTGCAATTTACTGTTTAGATGAAGGTGATGATTGGCAGGAAGAATCTAACTGATATAAATGTGCACCAAATCTAGGTATAACAGTAAGCAAGAAATATATAAAAGAACAGGTACAGCAGGCAAAGAACAATCCTTCTGATGAAGTTGGCGTAAAAACTAAAACCTTAAATATGTGGTGTGATTCTTCTACAGTATGGATACCAGATGATTATATAATTAAAAGCAGTAATGTTGTTGATCTTTCTTCCTTAAAGGGTTTAAATTGCTTTGTTGGTGTCGATCTGGCAGCAACCAGTGATCTTACAGCAGTTTCTTATCTGATAGTAAATGATGATTTGTATTATTTCAAAACTCATTACTATTTACCAGAATCTGCTTTAGAAGAAAAAGTTGACAAAGAAACATATAAACTTTGAAAACACTTAGGACTTCTTACAGTAACAGCAGGAAATGTAACTGACTATGATTATATAACCAGTGATTTACTTAAATACAAAGAAGTGGTAAACATTGTATCTGTCAGCTATGATAAGTTCAATGCCACACAATGGGCAATTACAGCAACTGAAAGTGGTCTGCCTTTAGAAGAATATCCACAAACACTGGGCAATTTCAACAGACCAACAAAGGAACTGGAAAGGCTTATATTATCTGGAAAAGCAGTAATTGATAATAATGATATTACCAGAAACTGCTTTAGAAATGTAGTACTAAAAAGTGATTACTGTGATAATGTAAAGCCTGTAAAACAGCACGATAAGAAAAAAATTGATGGAGTTATAGCAATGATTCAGGCATTAGGGGGATATTTGACCAAACCACATTATTCCAATTCAATATTTACAATTTAAAATCTTCAATATGTGATTATTCAATTTATTTAAAAAGAAAAAGCCAGTAACACAGGAACAAAGAGATTATTTACCTTATGGCTTAAACAGTCTGGTATATAACTGCAATTCCAGCTATAAAACTGATAAAGCTATGTTACTTTCAACAGTTTATAGGTGTGTTGATGTTATTGGTGATTCAATAGCACAATTACCATTAGAACCATATATAATAGATAAGTCTGGATATAAAAGAAAATTTAAGGAACACCCTACTTATTGGCTTTTAAATAGAGAGCCAAACAAGAATATGAGCAGGTTCACCTTTATTAAAACTTTAATGACCAGTGTATTATTAAATGGCAATGGTTATGCTTACATTGAAAGAGATGAAAAAGGTGATGCAGTTAATTTGGTTTTTATACCATCTGAACTGGTCACAGTATCTAAACTAGATAGCAGTATAATGTACAATGTAGTTGGTATTAACAAGCTGATAGAACCAGTGAATATGATTCACATATTAAATTTCAGCTATGATGGAATTACAGGTATAAGTACATTACAACACGCAAGAAATACACTAGGTCTGGCAACAGACAGTGAAGCACACGCAGCAGGATTCTTTAAAGGTGGTGCTAATTTGGCTGGAATAATAAAAGTACAATCCAGTTTGACAGACAAACAGAAAAAGGATATTAAGGAAGGTTGACAATCTACATTCAGCCCTGTAACAGGAACACCAAATGGTGTAGCTGTAATTGAAGGGAATATGGACTTTCAACCAATAACAGTAAATCCCAGTGATGCACAGTTATTGGAAACCAGAGAATTTAATGTTATAGACATTTGCAGATTCTTTGGAGTTTCACCAGTCAAGGCATTTGATTTATCCAAAAGCAGCTACAGTACAGTAGAGGCTACACAATTGGCTTTTTTGACTGATACATTATCACCTTTATTGGAAAAAATAGAACTTGAATTTGAAAGAAAACTCTATAAACCATCTGAAAGAAATACCATAGATGTTAGATTTGATACATCTGTATTGCTTAGAGCAGATAAAGCCAGTTTAGCCAGTTATTATAATACCTTATTTCAAATAGGTGTAATAACACCAAATGAAATCAGAAAAGCATTAGATATGGAAGCTATAGAAAATGGTGATAAGGCATTTGTACAGGTCAATATACAGACTTTGGATAATGCAGTAAAAGATAAGACAGATACCAACCTAACCAATGAAAAAGATGGCAACACAGAAAGTATATAGAGGATCTGATTTAATAATTGATCTTACATTAAAAGATAAAAATGGGAATATATATAGAGTAGCTGATATATATGGATTTGACATTAAATTCTATACAACAGATAAAGCTACTTTTGTTGAATGTTCCAAAGAAGGTGAAACCTATAGTGGAATAGTTAGCAGTACAGATACAGATGAAGCTGTTATCAATTCCAGTGATCTTGATAAACTGGCAGATGGTTTGATTCATTATATCTATCATATCAAAATAGCAAATAGTTCATTCAGTGATGGCTATTATGATGAATACGTAACAGGAGAAACACCATTTTATCTTAAAACTGAAACCTGTTAATCTATGAGTAAATATAAATTGGATTTGAGTACAGGAACTTTAAAAGTAAGTTCTTATCAAGGATCTAAAAACTGTCCATTATATTTATTCCTTAATTTAAATGCTGAAAATACCAATACAGAAATCATTAATGTTTTTCTTGGTACTAAAGGAGTTCCAACATATTACAGACTTAGTGAAGATAAAGACTTTGCTAATTGCAACTGGAATAAGTGAGAATGTAACTATGTTGATTTTAAGTTATCTTCATTAAAGGGTAATAAGGTAATATATGGGCAGATCAAAAATGATTTATATACATCTGATGCTGCAACAGAAACAATAACACTTATCTAATTATGGAAATACAGATAGAAAATAAACTTGATTTGGAATTATCAAGTAAAAATTATGGCAAGTTAGAATTGGAAAGAGCAAATGTAGCTATAGTAGAAGGTACGGCAGAAGCAGTTTGAGGCAGTATTACAGGTGATATTACAACACAGACTGACCTACAGACACAGTTTACTGAAACAAAAGCATTGATTCCAGATATATCAAATCTGGCTACAAAGACAGAAGTAAACACTAAAGCTGATGCAGATAATGTATATACAAAAACAGAAACAGACACTAAAATCAAAGAGGCTGGAAGTGTAAATCTTACTGATTATTATACAAAACAGCAGATAGACAGCAAAGGGTATATAACAGCAGAAACAGATCCTACTGTTCCTTCTTGGGCTAAACAAACAACAAAGCCAACCTATACAGCCAGTGAAGTTGGGGCATTACCAGATACTACAGTTATTCCAGATGTTTCTGGACTAGCCACAAAAACTGAATTAACAACAGGTCTGGCTACAAAAGCAGATGCTTCAACCTTAAATAATTATGCTTTAAAGACTGATCTTTCTTCTTATAGTACAACTACACAGAATGATACTAAATATCAGCCTAAAGGAAGTTATTTAACTTCTATTCCTGCTGAATATGTGACAGAAACAGAACTTGCTACAGGATTATCTACAAAGGCAGATTCTACTGCTCTAGACTTAAAGGTAGAAAAAGTTACTGGTAAAGGGTTATCTACAAATGATTATACTACTACTGAGAAAACTAAGTTAGCTGGGTTATCTAATTATGATGATTCTAGTATTAGAACTACAATTGCTAATAATTTAACTACCGCTGAAACTTATACAGATAATCAGGTAGCTGCACATAATATTAGTACTACAGCACATAGTGATATTAGAACAGCTTTAGTATCTAAAGTAGATGTAGTAAGTGGAAAAGGATTGTCTACTAATGATTTTACTAACACTTACAAAACACAAATTGACACCAACACATCTAATATAGCAACATTAAATACACAAGTTGGTAATATATCTGCTGTTTTAGATTTAATAAATGGGGAGGCAGTATAATGGGAACAATAGAGAATAAATTAGCAGCATTAAGTAATACCAAAGCAGCTATTAAGGCAGCTATTATAGCAAAAGGTGGAACAGCAACAGATGTTTTTTCAACTTATGCTAATTCTATTACAGCATTACCTAGTGGTAGTGGTACTAATGATCCAGATTGAACAAATATAGGATACACAGAATCTCCACAAGTTATTAAAGATGCAGTAGCTTATGCTAAAACAATTAAAGATAATTGAGATTCAAGTATTACTAGTACGTATAAAAAATATTATGAAAAACACTCTCTAGTACTTTTTCCTTTAGTAGATACAAGTAATGTTACTAATATGAGTTCAACCTTTTATGGGTGTGTGTCATTAATGTGACTTCCATTGTTAGACACATCTAATGTTACAATTATGAGTCATATGTTTGATAATTGTGAAGCATTACATTCTATTCCATTATTTAATACTTCAAAGGTAGATGATATGGGAGCTATGTTTTATAATTGTATTAGTTTAGTTAGTATTCCTTCATTAGATATGTCAAATGTAATTAATATAGGAAGTATGTTTAATAATTGTACTAGTTTAGTTAGTGTTCCAAATCTAAATATACCAAAAGTTCAATCATTAAGCTCAACTTTTAATTATTGTACATCTTTGTCTACTATATCACTTACTAATACAGCCTCTGTTAATGATATATCTCGTTCTTGGTTAATGTGCTCTAATTTAACAACATTAGAAACATTAGATATGTCAAGCGTAACTAATATGGACTGAGCTTTTTATAGTTGCACATCATTAGTATATTTATTAATAAAGAACTTAGGAAAATCCAGTTTAACTACTTATGATTTTAGTAGAGCATCTAATTGGGGTACAGGTTCAACTGATAACAGACAATCTTTAATAGATTCCCTAATTACATATAGTTATGACAGAGCAGCTAATTCATTAGCTACTGCAACTATTACATTATCCAGTACTACTAAAGCACTACTTACAACAGATGAAATAGCACAAATAACTGCTAAGGGATATACATTAAGCTAATAAATAATATATGAAAGAAACACGTAATTGTGAAATCAGAAAAACAACACCAGAATCCAGACAGGTAGAAGGATACGCATTAGTATTTAACAAAGAATCTAGGGATTTAGGTGGTTTTACTGAAATCATTGAACCAGAAGCAGTAGAAGGAATAGTAGAAAAATCTGATATTCTTTGTCTATTAAATCACAATGAAGATAGAGGGGTACTAGCCAGAAGTGAATATGGAAATGGCACTTTATCTTTAACTGTTGATGGAAATGGACTGAAATACAGTTTTGAAGCACCTAATACAGCATTGGGAGATGAATTACTGGAAGGCTTAAAAAGAGGTGATATTAAAACATCTTCTTTTGCATTTACAGTAGATAGTGACAGATGGGAAAAGAGATCAGATAATACTTATCAAAGACATATCACGAAGTTCAAAGAATTATTTGATGTATCACCTGTTTACAGGGCTGCCTATCCAGACACATCTGTAGCTTGCAGAAAGATGCAGGAACTTAATGAAGAAGAATTGAAAGAGTATTATAAAAATCTTAGAACAGAAATACAGTAAAATGAACAGTTTGGAACTTACTGACAAAAAGGAACAGTTAAAAAGAAAAGCAGAAGCTATAATAGCTGGTGCTGAAAAGGAATTGAGAAAACTAAATGACAAAGAAAACAATGAAATCAATTCCATCAAGAAAGAGATGGCAGATATAGATGAAGATATGAAAAAAATCGAAGAAGAATCGAAAAGAAATTTTAAACAAAAAACAAATAGTAAATCTATGGAAAAATTTTCATTGCTAAAAGCTATCAATGATGTAGCTAACAACAGACAATTAGATGAAAAAGCACAGGAAGTAGTTGCTTCTGGTATTTCAGAAATGCGCAAAGCTGGACAATCTTATAGTGGGCAAATTGTATTGCCAATGGAACAAAGAGCAGACATACAGGCAACTGTTGCTACTGCTGGTCAAGAGAATGTAGCAGAGGATAAATTAGGCATATTAGAACCATTAAGAGCCAATTTAGTATTGGTACAAGCTGGTGCATCTTATATGACTGGATTAATTGGTAATGTATCTATTCCAGTATATTCTGGCAGTAATGTTGGTTGAACTGGTGAAATTGATGCTGCTGCTAATGGTGCAGGTACATTCAGTGAAGTAACATTAGATCCTAAGAGATTGACTGCATACATTGATGTATCAAAACAATTCCTTATACAGGATTCAAATAGTGCAGAAGAAATGTTGAAACGTGATATAGTTGCTGCTATTTCAAATAAATTGGAAGCTACTATTTTAGGTAGTGAAGCAGGATCTACTACTAAACCTGCTGGTTTATTCAATGGTGTAACTGCTGATGCAGCTTCTATTACATTTGCTGATATTGTAGGTATGGAAAGTACTTTGGAAACAGCCAATGTAAGTGGAAACATTAAATACATTGTTTCACCTGCTGCAAAAGCAGTATTGAAAACAACTGAAAAATCTGCAACAAGTGGAATATTCCTTATGGAAGATGGTGAAGTTAATGGTTATCCAGTTCTTTCTACATCTGCTGTAGCAAGTAAAGGTGTAATTATGGGTAACTGGGCTGATTATGTAATTGGTCAATGGGGAGGCATAGACCTTACAGTCGATCCTTATACACAGGCAGCTAGTGGTAAAGTAAGATTGGTTATCAATGCTTATTTTGATGCTAAACCACGTAGAACAGCATCATTTGTAAAGAAAATATTGAAATAGTAATATTCATTTAAGCTATGTATGTAACGCTTTGTGAAGCTAAGAAACATCTGTTGGTTGATTCTTCATTTACAGAAGATGATGAATACATACTGGCTTTAATTGATGTAGCAGAAGATGCAGTGGCAGTAAATCTAAATACTACACTGGACAGCATAACAGTAGGTGGTGTTTTACCATCTGCTGTTAAAGCTGCTATACTTTTATTAGTTGGTAACTTATACACTAACAGAGAGCCTGTAGCCTATACTTCTGTAAATAAAGTGCCTTATACTTTTGACTATCTTATATCATTATATAAAAATTATCTGTAATAATGAGAGCTGGACTATTAACAGAACCTATTACCATTAGAAAAGCAACAGTTTCTAAAAATGCCTATGGGCAGGAAGAAACAGTTTGAAGCAACTATATAATTACTAGAGGTAATGTAGTTTACAATTCTGGTAATAGAATCACAGAAAATCAGGAAATTATAAACACCTATACAGTAACATTTACTGTTAGGAGTTATCATAAGATAGATGAGTTTATGCGTATTTTATGGAAGAAGAAAGAATACAGAATATTATCCATAGAAGAAGATAAGAAAAAACAATCTATTGATATAATAGGAGAATTGATAAATGGATAGTGCCAAAGTAGAATCGACACAGATACTTCAACTGTTTGCAGAATTGAACAGTAAGAGGCAGAAACAGGTACACAGACAGGCACTTAAACAGGCTACTGCCATACTGGTCAAAGAGGTTAAAAGCAATTTCAGACAGGTAGTAAAAAAGCCAAATGCCAGAAACAGATGAAATGGCAAGACCTTCATTTCTGGTATCAGATCTTCTATTAATAGAGAAGTTACAGAGGGTAAAGTTCATATAATGGGTGATTTTAGATTAAAATTCTTTGAACTGGGAACAGTAGAAAGATTTAAAAAGAAAACCAAAGGCAGACCTTCAACAGGTAAAATTAGTGCCTATTATTTCTTTAAAAGAGCCAGAGAAGCAAAGGAAACTGAAATAACCAACAGTATGAATGACATAATTGCAAAGTCAATAGAAAAAGTAAATGGAAAGTATAAAGGTAGGTAAAGAAATATATTCACTATTAAATGGTAATGCTGATTTGACAGCTTTAGTAAGCAACAAAATCTATCCTATAATTGTGGAAAAAGATACAACATATCCATTTATAGTTTATAAGAGAAGCAGTATTATTCCAACATACACTAAGGACTTTCATTTAAATGATGAAGTAATAGTAGATATAGTTTGTGTATCTAACAGCTATACAGAAAGCATAAATGTAGCTGGATTAGTACGAAATACATTAGAAGATAAAAGAATACAGGGCATACAAAGCATAAAATTAGATTCTGCTGATGAAGATTTTATAGATGATGCCTATGTACAGACATTAAGTTTTAATTTAAAAATAGCATAATAATATGGGAACATCTATTAATGGTAGTGATTTGATGATGTTTATAGATACTGATACTACAGGAAGTACACCTGCTTATAAATCTATAGCATTTGCAACAAGTCACAAACTTTCTATTTCTGCTGAAACCACAGAAACCAGTTCTAAAGATACAGGTGGTAAATGGGTAGCAAAAGCAGTAAGGAAACTAAGCTGGAATATGAGTACAGACAATCTTTATTCTTTGGATGGAGCAGGTCAGAAGTATTCAGACCTTTTTGATCTTATGACAGCCAGAAAAGAGATTAATGTAGTATTCAGTTTAGAATCTGGATATGCTACAAAGGCAGATGAAGTACCAGCAGCAGGTTGAGCACCACTAACAACTGGACAATATAAAGGGAAAGTAGTAATCACTTCTTTGGAATTAAATGCACCAAATGGAGATAACGCAACATTCACAGCTTCATTTGAAGGTGTGGGAGCATTAACAAAAGCCTAATCCAAAAGCCTTTATATCTCTTTTATAGAGGTGTAAGGGCTTTTTTTATATATCAATTATGGAAATAACAATACAAGACAAACCATATAAAGTAAAGAATACTGTGAGAGCAATATTCATATTTGAACAAATCACAGGAAAGATCTTTAAACTTGAAAAGATGATGGACTTTTATATCTTTTACTATGCAATGATCATAGCCAACAATAAAGATACAAATTTGACCTTTGATGAGTTTATTGATGCCTGTGATGAAGATCTAAGCATAGTGCAAAAGTTTCAAGAATATATGGAAAAGGAAACTGCAAAAAACTCACAGTTTAAGATGGAAGAGGATTCAAAAAAAAACTAATATCAATTGCAGAACTGTATAGTATGATAGTAGTGGAATGTGGTATATCACCAGACTACTTTTTAGATGAAATGCAGTGGTATGAAATTGATGCCTGTTTGAAAGGGCTTTATAATAAGAACAAAACCAGTTGGGAACAAACAAGAATGATAAGCTATATAATTGCACAGGTAAACAGTACCAAACATCTAAAGCCTACAGATATTCTTTCATTTAACTGGGATAAGGCAGAAGAATCTAAAGAAACAGTAATGACAGATAATGATATTGAAAGACTAAAGAATAAATCATTACAAACTATAAATTTATTACAGAATGGCAGACCTAATAACTAGACTACTGTTAGAAACAGGAAATTTTGATAACAATCTGGGTAAATCCAGTAAACAGATAAAGGACTTTGAGGGGAAAATACAGGATTTTTCTGGCAAGGCTGTAGGCTATTTCAGTAAGTTTGCTGGTGGAATTGGAGCAGCTATTACAGTTGGTGAAGCATTTAACAAGACAATGCAATCCAATCAAACCACATCTGACCTGCTGGAAAACTCTATAAATGCAGCAAAAGATTCTGTAGATAATTTCTTCTATGCTTTGGGTACAGGTGATTGAAGCAGTTTCAGAAATGGACTGCTGTCAGCTTACAAGGATGCTTTTAACCTGTCCAATATGATAGATGATTTGAATGATAAGATATTATCACTGACTTATATTAATGCAAGAGATTCAGCAGAAATGGCTAAATGGGAAGAAATAGCCAGAGATACCACAAAGTCAGCAAAGGAAAGAAAAGAAGCTATAAAAAACCTACAGAAAGCACAGGATGATCTGGTCAGGTCTGTTGGATCTACAGACAAATCAAAAATGAATGTAATGCTTACTGGCTTAAATGATAAGACTGGTTTAAAATACAGTAGAAATGATATTGAAAACTTTGTTGCAAATACCAATTTCAATGGTGGAAAACAGGCAGAAGAATATAAGAAAGCATATAAGAATTATACTTTGCTTAGCCAGTCAATGAATAATCAGTATGATACCAGAAGTATCAGAGAAAGAGAAAGTGTTTTGAATAATTACAAAAAACAGAATGAATACGCCATAAAGCAGGGTTATTTGTTGGAACAGAATGACAAGCAAAGAAAAGCTATGGTAAATACACTGATAGAAATAAACAATGGAGAACAGCAGATCTATCAGACACAACAGCGTATTAACAAAGTATCCAGAACTGTAAACAAAACAGACCAGCCTAAAACAACTAAAGTTACTGTAAAACCAAAAGTTGATGAAAAAGCAACAGCAGGATCTTTAGCTGAACTTGATCAACAACTGACTGAATGAAAAACAAAATTTAATAATGCAGCCACTTATGAAGCAAGAGTAGCAGCAGATAAAATGATAAAGGAACTGGAAACTAAAAAGATACTTCTGAAAGTAGAAGTTACTTATGGCAAAGCAAGTGATTTAAAGAAAATAGCAGATGGTTCTATTATAACAATGCCAGCCATTAAAGGTAAAAATCCAAATGAAGCATTAAATGATATAATTAAGCCAATTGATACATCAACAATAGACAGTAATTATAAATATGCTGATTCCTTAACTGCCATTGGATCTATAATGAGTTCCATTACCAATAATGTTGGCAATGGTGCAGCAGCTTGATTAAGTTGGGGTGCTAATCTATCCAGTGCTGTAGCTACAGCTATTCCACAGATACTGGCTTTGACTGCTGCCAAAAAAGCACAGGCAACAGCAGAAGTAAAAGTAGCTGCTGCTGAAGCTGGATCTTCTGCTGCCAAAATTCCTGTTGTTGGATGGGTGACAGCAATAGCCGCCATAGCTGCTGTATTTGCTGCAATGATGTCAGCACCATCTTTTTCTACTGGTGGTATATTGACTGGAAATTCATTTGTTGGTGACAATATGATAGCAAAGGTAAACAGTGGAGAAATGATTTTAAACAGCAGACAGCAAAGAAATCTGTTTAACCTGTTGGATGGAAATACAGGCAATTCATTTTCAAATGGAAAAGTTGAATTTAAGATAGCAGGTAAAGAATTAATTGGTGTTTTGAATAACTATTCCAGTAAAACCAATAAATATAAATAGAAATGTATAATTTAATATATACAGTACCATTTGTCAATATAGATGGTGAAGCACTTACAATACAGATTCTGGAAAAAGATGGTACAGCAGCTTCTACAGTTCTTACAGGTGGTACACCAGCATTTACCATAGATGTTGATGATGAGAATTTTTTATATACACCAACCAGATTTAGTGGTGCTACACTTAAAGTAGTTGGAAGTGACTACTTACAGAATCTGTTTAGTACACAATATCAGAAGTTCAAAGTGAATTTAATAAAAGACAGCACTGTTATATGGACTGGCTTTATTACACCAGAAGTATATTCACAGGATTATGATAACAGTCTGTTTGAACTTGAAATAGAATGTATATCTGCACTGTCTACACTTAAATATGTTGATTTTAGCAGTACAAACGTTACTATATCTTTTATGGATCTGATAAAGAAATGTATCACTGAAAGCAATGGAGATTACAAGGCTGTATATATTCCAAACAGCTATACTTCATCTTTAGATGGAATATCTGTGAGTACTTCCAATTTCTTTGATGAAGAAAACAAAGCTATGAATTTGGTTGAATGTTTGGAAGAAATATGCAGGTTCTTAAACTGGACTGTAACAGAATGAAATGGAAATGTTTATTTTATAGATATTGATTACATAAAAGCTGGCGGAACTGCCTATACAAACATACTTACAAATACATCTGCTACACTATCTTCTTCAATTGTAATCAATAATATTACATCTAAAGGGTGTGATAATAAACTGTCCATACTTGGTGGATATAATAAGGCTGTTATAATTGATAGTGATTATGAAATAGATTCTGATAAGATATATCCAGATGATGACTTTTTCTGACAAACGCCAATGAAAACCAAAAGTTATACAGATGATACCAAAATCTATGTAAAGAATTATGCTACTTCTGATGCTTTTGATAATCATTATTATGCCCAGAGCAACAGTACAACCTTTAACAGTACAACAACCAGTTTTGATACTTCTGGTTATCAGACAGCAGGATCTTTCTTTGTAAAACGTACCAGTTATGATACTACAAACAAGCCAAACAGTCTGACTTATGAAAGTGTATTTGAGTTAAAGCAGTTTGATGATACCTATACAGGAACAGGAAAAACTTTCATTTATGATTTGGGTGGCAATTATCCTGTAATTACAGCTAAAAACAAGTCAGCAAGCATTACCATAGACAGTGGCTATAAAATGGCTATTGATTTTAAAATGCAACTGACAAACAGCAATAATGGCTTTGTTTATGATTCACTGCCTAAAATAAGTATTTCAGATTTGAATAATAGAGCAGTATATGTAACTGCAAAATTAAGAATTGGAACTAAATACTATAATGGCACAACGTGAACAACAGATAGCAGCAATACATTCAATATCTATACAGATGTATCCAAAGACACTTACTATAATACCTTTTTTAATGTATTGGATACTAATGATTTTAGTCTGGGTGTAAGTGATCTTACGGGAACAATTATCAACATAGATCAAACCCTAACTGGAGATGTTGAACTGATATTATATAATCCTATAGTTCCTGCTGTTGATTATGATACTTTATCTTCCATTGTTGCTATTAAGTACATCTACATCAAAGATATTAAACTGCAAAGCCAGCGTATCAACACCAGTATCAATGATGATAAGAAACAGGATACCAAATATGAGAATGTGGTTAATGAGAGTTATATAAATGCTTTGGATGATATTAAATTCAAAATAACATCTAAGAATGACAGTGAGTTATCATACAGCAAGGCAATACAAAGCAATGCCATATTGGATACACTGACAAATAATATTTACAGTACTACAGAAAAGCCTGAAAAACTGTTGATCAAAAGAATCATTAACCAGTATCAGCAGCCTAAAATTAAACTTGTGCAGGTTATTAAGCCAGAAATACAACCATATTCCATTGTTACTGATAATTATTTGTCTGGCAAACAGTTCATTTTTACTGGTGGAAGTATAAATCTGGAAGATAACAGTATAGAATGTAATCTAATAGAAATCAAATAATATGGATATAACAAGTAACAGAATACCAGCCACACCCAGAAGCAAATACACTAAATATGATACTGGCAGCAGCAGTAATGTATATACAAATGGAACTACTGTAGATTTGAGCAATACAGTAAAGTTAAAAGGCAAAACAGATCAAACGGTAGATGGCAATTTGGGGGCAACAGGTGATATAGTAGCCTATCAGACTACAGCAGCAACATTAACACTTCCAATAGCTTCTACTGCTGCTTTAGGCTGTATAAAGGTAGGAAATAATCTAACAATAGCAGAAGATGGTACATTAAATGCAGAAGCAGGTGGTGCTAGCAGTTGGTCAGATATAACTGATAAACCTTCTACATTTACACCTGCTGCACATACACACACAACTTCTGATATTACAGATATAAGTACATATCTGCATACACACAGTAATAAAACTGTACTGGATGGCATTAGCAGCACTTTAGTATCAAACTGAAATACTGCATACACCAATAATCATACACACAGCAACAAGACTGTTTTAGATGGCATTTCATCTACCAATATAAGTAACTGAAATACTGCTTATACAAATAACCATACACACAGTAATAAAAGCTATCTGGATAATATCAATCAGAACCTGTCTACTACTTCTGCTGTACAGCACAGCAGTATGAAATGTACAGGTGATGTAGTTGCCTATAGTACAGGAAGTACAACAGATACTACTGCACACGCTTCTACTACTGCTTATGGAGCAGTTAAATATGATGGTTCTTCAATCAGTGTAAACAGCAGTGGGCAATTATATGCAGTCAAATCTTATGGCTGTGATGGATCAACCATATTGGCAAATGACAGCAATAATTTTTATGTAAATTCTTCTGCTTTTCCAAACAATATGAATTTAAGTACTTCTGTTGGTGGGGTGCTTGGTTTAACCAAAACATCTAATTCACAGCGTTGGGATATTGCTGGATATGGTACTTTACAGTTCTATTATAAAAGCAGTTCAGCATCTAATGGAACGTTAGAAGCACAAATAGATACAGATGGTTCTTATATCAAAAATTCTGATATAAGATTGAAAAACATATCTGGAACAGAAAACAGCATATTAAATAAGATAGACAATATTACACCTATCTATTATTCTATGAAAAGTGATTCAGATAAAAAGGAATGTTTAGGGCTGTCAGCACAGGAAGTACAGGCTACACTGCCTATATTTGTTCATACTGGATCTGATGGTTATTTAGGTTTGGATTATGCTGGTATAGGTGCAGTAGTGGCTGTGGAAGGCTGTAAAGAACTATGCAGTATCATTAAGACACAACAATCTAAGATAGATGAACTTGAAAAGAGAATACAAGCATTAGAAAACAAATAGTATGAAAAAGTTTATTCAATGACTGGCTAAAATATTCAATGCCAATATAGTAATAGAAAAAACTGTATATAAGTATTTAGATTATTCCAAAGAGGGAGATATAAAGGTAGAAGGTAATTTGACTGTAAAAGGTAATATATCTGCTACTAAGGATATTGTTTGTTATAAAAGTAAGTAAATATGGCAACACTTGGAAGTACAGATATAAGTATAATGGCTGTACACAATATATTAGGTGATCCATCTTTAGATTTGGGAACACTGTGTATCAGTGACAATGTAAATATGTGATCAAAATATAAACCTGTGGTTTATGCTGCTGATTCAACTGCTTCAAATGCCAATTGATATAAGGGAACAGATGAACAGTGTGGTTTGGTTATTCCTTCATTTGGTTCAAATTTCAGTACAATAGATTCCAGTACTTGAACAAGACTTAAACCATTTGGAACTGCACAAAGCCCATACAGGTTAGGTGATTTTAGAAATTACAATCATAATGCAGTACCTGTATTAAGTACCAATAAAACAGAAGATGTAGTGGTAAATAGAGGTACAGATTCTTATTGATACTTTTATCCCAATATCTATTCTGGAACAGATACAACCAATTTAAAATATTCAGATATATATTTAGGCAGCAAGTATCTGGGTGATTACTATGTTGCCTTACAGGTGACAGATGGCAGTTATTCTATCTTTGCCTGTGCTACAAATACCATAGCCAATAAAGGATATATCAAATTAGATCTTTCTGCTATTCCATCTTCTTGAATTGGTAATAGACAAACATTAAGATTCTTTATTTGTGGTGATTCCTTTAGCCAAAAAACATCTTGAACTGTGCAGGATTATCAGTACTGTATGTGGCAGAACAGCAATAATAAAACCACTTTGGGAATTACTGTAAAAGAAGATGCTATGTTTAATATAAGAATTAATGGATTAAATACAGCCGTTCAAAGCAGTGCAGCCAATTATGTCGCTTATTCCAATTATATAACTACTGATACAGCCAGAGAATTAAATGTAAATGGATATGTGTACTATCTGTGTACATTCACAAATAGATCTTCTGGTAGTTTTCAAATTCCATTATCCAGTATTAGAGGAAGATCCACAAACTGGTGAAGTGGAAGTATCAGCAGAACAGTACCAGTAGTATATACTACTTCTGGAACACAAGTAAGTAGTGCAATTACATTAACAGCAAATTCTACATCACAATATGTTTTAGGCTGGAATTATAATTACAAGAATAATGTATTAACCAGTTCACCGGATTCAGTTACAATCAAAGCTAATGTAGCTTTTGATTACCTTCTGAATGGAACTTATATAGACGTAGATAGCCCTGTAGCAGCATTTTATGTAAGATCAGCAGCATTGTAACAGTTAACAATAAAGAATGAAACATTTAAGAATACAATTAATTACAGCAGTTGCATTAGTAATAGTTGGTACAGGTTTATTAATAGCAGGGTTTTGTGTTCCACCTGTTGGTATAATAAGTGCAAGTGTACTAACAGCTTTTGGTGAAATAAGTACTTTTGCTGGAGGACTATTTGGAGTAGATTATCATTATAGAGCAAAGTTCTATGGTGATAAATAATTAAAGCCTGTCTGCCTTTGTTGGTAGATGGGCTTTTTTTATCTTTGACAAAAAATCAAAGGATATGAAATCAGATGTGGAACTTATTCTATCTTTCATTAAAAAATCAAAGAACAGATTATTATTAGATAAATCAGAGAAATTGGAATACGCTAATTATGTAGTAGAACAATATAAAAAGATTTATACAGCAAATGGTTGTTTATTGAATTTTTCTGATGCAATATATAATTTTTCCTGTAAAAAGGATATTGAGAAATTGACAAACTTTGATAGGGAAGATTCTGAAATATATAAGAATATAGAACTATGTGAAGAAATAATGGGATTGGATAAAACAAAGTTTTGGTTTCTTATTTTATTTCAGTATGACTTTTGCATTAATGTGTTTAGAGGGAAAAACAAGTTCTTTGATTATGCAGAATCATTGGATAAAGAAATTGAAAAGTTCTTATCTGTGATTATTGATGATTCAAAACCTATAGGCTATGATAATTGCCACAAAAATCCTGACTATTTTATGAAACTCTATAATAATCAGCCTGCACAATTAAATTTGAAGATTGGAAATAAGAATTATACAACAGTAGATAGAACTACCATTGGGTTGATAGGTCTTATGTGTGAGAGGATATTCAATATGTATAAAGTAATGCTAGGAGATATTCCAATTGAAAGTGATATTATATTTAACAACTTATTTATAGAAAGATCAAGACCTAAAGGAAATGTTTTACCAAATAGTGCTGCAACATATATGTTTTGTGATGGAATTAAACTTTGTCTGGATAAATATTCAAAATTGAAAAGAGCACCTAACGCCAATATTAGTAATAAAGAAAAAGAACTGTTATCTTACTTAGTATATTTTACAGGATTAAATGTAAATCCTAAATTGAAAGATCCAATTGCTGATGGGTATAACACCATTAAATCTATAATGAATAAGAAATGCAAGCCAATTTTGATTAATGAAAATATTAACCATTTTTGTTAATCCATTGATAATTAGTGGGGTATTATTCTATTGTTAACATTTTACCCCAAAATGCCTTAATTTTATTTGTTATTTGTTTAAATATAACATATCTTTGCGGTGTCGGGAGTGGTTAACCGACACTAACTAATAACCCTGTGTAAAGGCACAGTAATTTTTATATGACAGAAAATAATAATTTCTGTTTCTATGGAAACAACAGAGGAATTGTAAAAGCCAATGTGGCTTCTTGTTATGCAATGATCAACAAATATGGTTATCAACCTTCATTAGGTAAGATTAAGGTGGTAACAGGTAGTGATCTAGGCGATGAGAAGTTACATAGAGTATCTGTTGTTGCTATTAGAAGCAAAGAACCTATTTCTATTACTAACTACAAAATTGAACTTAAACCTGTAACTGATTCAGAGAATAGGGATGATCTGGAAGCCATTGTAGATGGTCAACACAGACTTATTGCACTTCTTATTTTACAAATTGAAGGAAAAACCACCATTAATTCTGATATGATTGAAATTGCCAAAGTACCAGATGGTATGAGTTTACCTCTATTTACTTCATTGATTAACCACAGCAAACCTTGGACTTATGAAGACTTTGGTAACAAAGTAAGTACAGGTGATGCACACATTGATTACTTAGAGAATTTAATCAATGAAAAGAAACTAAAGGCTGATGTGATATATTGTTTATACACTTTAGGCAAAGCAGATCTAAAGCCAGCAGCAGTGAAAGATCTAAAAATAGGTATTAATAAACTGCCAAAAAAATTATTGCTTGATGATGAAACGCAGAAGACAGGTGACAAGCTATTAGCTACACTGGAAGCAAGCAATATAAGTAAAGACACTTATAATAATGGCAGATTTGCAAAAGGTCTGAAACTGTGGTACAAAGAAATGGAAGAAAAGCCTACAGTTGATGAAATTGTAGATATGATCAAATCTATGAATAAGAATGTTTGGCATACTTCTTATAGTGAACCTACAGGAAGTGCAGAGGCTAGACAGTATGCAGATAACTTTAAATGTTGGTTTAATAATAAATAAGTATTATGGAAATAGAGTTCATATATTACAATAGTAAAGAAAACAAGTATAAAGTACTTGTTTACATTGGTGATGATAAAAGTTGGAAAAATGCGCATTTGTTTGAAATAGAAAATCATAAAGTTATATCACACTTAGTTGGTGGTGATTATGAAGCTAATCAAAAGATAACGCCATTTGTCCATCCAGATTATTTAGTAAACTCTGATTCTGATTATAAATATATAAAAAATACAGCAGGTTTAGAATGTATAATTGAAGAAGTCATTTTAAACTATTTAGAAGAGGAAGAGAAAAAGAAAAAGGAAAAGTAA